TATATAACATATATTATAAGGGTTTATTCTCAATCTGTTAGTACTCTTGCTAGTGTAGATATGGTTAGAGTTTATCACTCTTTTATACTTTTACACACACTTTTGCATATTTTTAAAAATATAAACCACTGATTATCAATACCAAAGTCACATTGTTGCACAGGCTGGAGACTTGCTACAAACAACTGTATTAAATAAGTAACACCATCATAAAAAATTAAAGCATACCCTTTTCAGAGTATGCTTTAAGTGTGGTTTACACGGTGATGTCTGCAAACAGGTGAGCAAAATGCTCAGTTGTGGGAACCAATGCATTAGTACCGTTGAGTACTGTGATAAAATACCGTGAATTGCCGTCCTTATCAAGGCCTGGTTTAAGTTCACAAGTGTATTCATCACCAATGGTTACACCATTCTGATAAGATTTCTCCCAAATGATTGCTTGAAATTCTTGGTCATCCATTACAACTGTGCAATTTCTGAATGGTGATTGGTTAGCACTGTTTGCAATTTTAACAGTAGTGCTTACGGAAGTTAAGAACCCCGTGGTTTTTCTTGAATCTGACATAATTTTGTTTTTTTTAAATTAATACTCATTTCAGTAAAAAGCTGTACATAAGCTGCCGCAGGCTTAAGCAAAAAAAGGGAATAATCCCTCTGCACTCAGTTGTAATACTTCTTACTACAGCTAACTTTATTTTGCTATTCAGGTATCACAACTGCTCACCCTTGGGAAGTGAGAATGGTGCATTATTTATCAGGACTCTTACCTGCAAATTCCTACATAGTCAATAGGAATGGTTTTCTTAATATAATATCTGTTGCAACAAATACTATATTAATTAATCCATATTAGTATAGAGTTGTATCATAAGCTGCCGAAGGCTATTGTATACTACATAGTATAGTAGTATCTATAGTATATACTATGTGTGTGTTGGGCTGTGCTGTTCCTTTGTTACACATAGTATAGTATACATAGTATAGTATAGTACTAGTCTATCCTACCACTGTAGTCTAGAGACTAGATCTTTTTCCTGGTAGGATTTTATTTTAGATTTTATTTTTACTTTTGTGTAGAGCTGTACCTTTCACATGGGGGGTACCACCTGGCTGCTGTGGGCCGGGAGGGTCTGAGTGTAGGACCCACCATAATCTCATACATATCACAAATCCCAAATACCATAATCCCACACATACTAAATAACTTTGTCCAGTTTTTAGTACAATAAACTTGACATCCTGGGGGGTACATCTGAGACAGAACATACCCGGGAGTATAAGCACCTACTATAAATTTTATATATAGGTGATGTCACAAATGTTCTCTATATTTGTGATCTAAAATATTTACTATGGCTTATATAGAGCATAACTTTTTTCCTCTTAAAGTATTTGTAAGAAATGAATACATGTACCAACATACTAAAGGTCATGGAGAATTTACACCTGGGGTTATTATATCTGTGAGATGTTTACCTGGTCAGGCAGCATTGTTTCAAGTACTCTTAGAGAATGGTGTACTTAGAGATAAGTTACCTAGTCATGCTTTATTACATGAACCAAAGATGCCGGATCCAGATCTACCTTTTCATTACTTACAGATATGGAATTGTTTCTCTTATAATTTTACTCTTCTCCATCTCTCTTATCTTTATGATACCAATGTAGAAGTGTATATGAAGGATCATAAGTTTTACCCGGGTAGTTATTACGGTACCATAAACTGGGGGTCTGGTGATCCTAACACAGATCTATCTCTAGCAGAAGATCCACTAGAACATAAAAGTCACCATATTATTTTACTTAATAATGGTCAGATTGCACTCCAACCAAACAATAGAATCAAATGGTCTGAGCCTAGTTTTGTAACTAAACCATTCCCAGAAAAACCAGATTACTTAGTCAACAAAGATTACTACAACTGTGAAGGATTTGATAAGTGGCATACAGAAGATTCTGAAAGAATGTTTTATGATACAGAATAATACACATTTGTGTAAGTAATTAATTATTTGTATATTATAATATGAAGAAAATTGACATGGGTAAGTATATCTTACTCATTGGTAATGATGCTACTGAAATCTTTGACTACTATAAAGTCCCAGAGATGCATGGTCTTAACCGTGCAGATGCTCAAGCAGAAGAAGTAGACATGACTAATCCTAAAAATGGAGATCAAGGTAATGGTGTTTATATATATGGATTAACTAATTATGATCCGGCAGATAAAAAGTTAACTGCTAAAGATCCTTACAAACCATTCTTGTTTATAAACTTAGGTACCTTTAAAAAATATAATATTACAGAAAAAGCTACAGGAATTATGCATGAGACAATGCACATGAGTATCTTATTAAACAACTGGGATATAAAAGATAAAGAAGAAGAAGTAATAACATTTGCAGAAGAAGAAGCAAATAAAATTATTGAAAAACTAAAGACTACTAAAATAGAACAACCAAAGAAAAAATTCTTTTCTAGAAAATAAATGTTAACACCAGAATTAAATGTAATATCTGTTAAAGAAGAAACAGAATTATTAAATGCTTTAGTAGAAGCTGAAAATAAAGGTACAGAAATAAATAATAGAATTGGAATAAGGTATGGTAATTCTATTTATAGTAATATTAAGTTAGAACCTATTCCTAAATATTTACTTGACTTATGTTATAAGTTAATAGATAAAAAAATACTAGATGTTTTACCGGAAGATGTAAGTATAAATATTTATTACCCGGGAAATAAAATGGTTCCCCATATAGACAAGATAGATGCCGGACCAATAATAACAATATTAAGTTTATTATCAGATGCAAATCTTATTTTATCAAATGGTTCAAAAAAAGAAATTGTATTATTACCATCAAGATCAGTAGTACAATTAAAAGATAAATATAGAACACATTGGAAACATAGTATAGAAAAAGTAAATGATAAAAGAATATCTATAGTATTTAGACAATTAGGTAAAAACAATTAGATTAAGTAAATAATATTTAGTATATTAATATATAACTTAAATATATAAAATGGATATTCTAAATTTTATTTCCTGGATTAAAGCAGGAAAATATAGCCCAACTATGCCACCTGATGCAATTACTGTAGTTGGTGTTCCTAATCCAACAAGAGGAGATGCATATTTACCAGTTACTGTTCCTGTATCTGCTTTTACAACTTTAGCAGAAACAAACATAGGTAAACTTTTGGGTGGTGGAATAGTTGTAGGTGAATGGGATGAAAATGGAGTTAAAAAAGCTCTTATAGCAAGTTCAATTAATTTATCTGCAGGTCTTGTTTGGACTTTACCTGCTTATGACACTACTGCAATAGGTGCTTCAGCTCGAAGTTATTCAAATGGTTTAGGTAATACTAATGCAATTATAGCACAAACAGGAGCTCCTGCTACTACAGCTTATGCTGCAGGAATAGCAAGACTTTATTTAGGTGGTGGTTATAATGATTGGTATTTACCTGCAGCTTGGGAATTAAATATGTGTTATAATGCAGCAACTGTTGTAAATAAAGTATTAGGTTCAACAAATGGTTTTATAACTGGTGGTTTTGGATTATTATATTCAAGTTCTACAGAAAGTAGTGCTGCAACTGGTCTTAGTATGCAGTTTGGGACTGGTAGTCAACAAGGTTTTAGCAAAGGTAGTGGAGGATATGTGCGTGCTGTAAGAATACATAATTTATAAATATAAAAAAATGAAACAATTAATAGGATATTATAATGAACAAGGAAAATATATTGAGAAACTTGTAAATATTGTTGAAAGAACAAACGAGGAATTAATAAAAGAAAAAGAAGAAATGATATTAGTAATAACTGAAGAAATAAAAAATTTAAAAGAATTGTAAAAAATTAATCATGGCAAAAATTAAAGATACATTTACTAAGTTAGATAAACCAAAAGTTTCCAGAACTGGTGTTCATGCAAAAACTAAAAAATCTAAACTTAAGTCTTCTAAGAATTATAAAAAATTATACCGAGGTCAAGGAAAATAATTTTAATATATTTGTTTTTATATAAAATATTTATATATTTGTAAAAAACTAAACAAATATATTATGTCAGATGAAATTAAATGTGCATGTGGAAAAACTCAAAACCCTGATGGATTTTGTGATGGATCTCATAACTGCAATAATGAAGAACAAGTAATATTTAAAGAAACAAAAATTTATTCTTTTGGAGATATCTTAGTAGGATTAAATACTGAAGAATTACCAGAAGGTGTTGAATTAGAAGTAAAACAAAAATTTTCTGAAATTACAGAAATTTTAAAAAGTACTTATACAATGTCAACACAATCTCCAGTTAAAAGTTTATTATTTGATCATGCAGTAGGAGAAATACTAAATGCTCAAATGTCTGTTGTTAAATTATTAAAACTATAAATATGACACCATTTAAAACATTAAGAGGAAGAAGAATACTTATTGAAGTTCCTGTAAAAAAAGAATCAGTAATTACATTATCTGAAAAAGATCAAGATGCTTTAATGTATGAAGCAATGAAACAATGGAACAAACTTACTGTATATGCCATAGGTGATAAAGTAGAAGAAATTGCTGTTGGAGATTCAGTATACATTCCTGTTCCACAATTAGAACATGCAGAAAAAGTTGACATTGATGGTAGTGTAAAACTAATGTTTAATGAAATGGACATAGCAATAATATGGTAAATATAACAGATGATCTTCCATATTTTACTGGAAAAACAAGTACTAATAAAATTAATTCTAAAGAAGTATCTAAAGAAGATATAGATAAAAGAACTAAAAATAATTTAGATTCTGAATATAATAAAAATTATGTTCATGATTTTAGAAAAGATATTCCACCATTTGAAGCACGTCCTAAATACTATGGTGGAAAAGATTCAACATATGAAGTTTTTAATGTGTTAGAAGCCTGGAAGTTAGATAAAGATTTTTACTTAGGAAATGTAATAAAATATTTAGCTAGAGCTGGTAAAAAAACTTTTAATAATAAAGAAGATTTAGAAAAAGCATTAGTATATTTACAACGTAGAATTGATACCTTATGAATTATTTAATAATGTTATTTATTTTAAGCATAGCATGTTTGTTATGGATTATAGGAAGTTCTTTTAGAGGACCTGTATACAATAAAATTAAAGATGCTTATGAACTAGACCATCAAGGTGAAGCTATTGGTTCATACTTTATTGTTGCCTCACTTCTTTTAATTTTCTTTGCCGGATCTTTTCTATAATTTTTTTGTTTTTATTAATAAATTTTTGTATATTATATATATATTATTAATACTTAAAAAACAAAAAAATGGATATCTTAAATTTTATTAGCTGGATTAAATCTAGTAATTACAGAGCAACATTACCAACAGATGTACAAAGTCTATTAGTTATTGGAGCTAAAGACCCAAGTAGAGATGATGGTTATCTATCATTAGCAATTAATACAGCACCTTTACAAGCAGTATATGATACAGCTAATGTAACTCAAACAACAGCAATAAGTACTGCTGTTACAGTTAATGCACATAATGGAATTATTACTACAGTATCAAGTACTTTAGCAGGAGGTTCTAATGCAGCATTTACAGTAAATAATTCTAAAGTAACTACAGCATCTAAAATTTTACTTACAGTAAATCATCCAGGAGCTGGAATTCCTTTATTAATTACAGAAGCTCTTGCAAATGGAAGTTTTGCTATTCGTATTTATAATGTTTCAGCAGCAACAGCATTTAATAATTCATTAAAGATTTCTTATCTTATACTTGATTAAAAAATAATATATTGTGGATATTTTAAATTTCATTTCTTGGATAAAAGGTAAAAGAGTAGTTACTACTGTTGACCCTGATAGAACTTTACTTCCTGTTGGTTTAAAAGATGGAAGAAGAGATGATGAATATCTTGCTGGTGCAATATCCGTAGCTAATTTTATTACTCAATTAGGACCTGGTCAAATAGGACCACAAGGGCCTCAAGGAGTACAAGGACCTCAAGGTATTCAGGGTAATCAAGGAATACAAGGAATACAAGGAAATACTGGTGCTCAAGGAACTGCGGGAAACTCTATAACTTTACTTGGATCATATGTTGATCTTGCTGCATTTAATGCGGGTGCAGGAAGTCTTCCAGGTGCTAATATTGGAGATGCATGGATTTTATTATCAGATGGTAGTTTAATGACATGGAATGGAACAGTTTGGTTTGATGCTGGAGATATTAAAGGACCACAAGGTGATCAAGGTCCACAGGGAATACAAGGTATTCAGGGTATCCAAGGTTTACAAGGAGCTCAAGGAATACAAGGTATTCAGGGTGTAAGCGGAACTTCAGGACTAGAAACTTATGTTAGATACTCTCCAATATTTCAAGCTACTGGTATGACCTTTACAGGTAGTGGGGCAACTTACCCAACATATAATTCTTATTATATTAAATCAGGATTACTAGTAAGTTTTGTAATAGAGATTGATTTTACAACAGTAACTAATTTTGGTACTGGTCAATATAAAGTAGAATTACCATTTGCTCCTGCATTTGCATATAATCACTTTAGTGGTTGGATTTGGGCTGATCCTAATATTAGTCCAGATGTAGGAACTGGTCATACAATACTTAATGCTGATACATCAGGTATAACAACTGTGTTAGATTTACATTACTTAAAACAATCTGGGGGAGCTAATTCACCAATTAGAGAAGGACTATGGATACAAGGCACTCCTGTTACACTAACTACAATTAGTAAAGCATATGTCAATGGTACCTATATTGCTTTAACTTAAATAATAAAAACAAATAATTATGTCAGTAGGAAATTTAAAAACAGATGGTCAAAAAGGAAATAACTTTCCTTGGCAATATAAAATGTTAGTTGGATTAGATGCTATCTTATCTGCTTTATCTGGTGGAGGATCATATCTTGCACCTCAAACAAGAACAACTAATATTATAAGAACATCAGCAGCAGGATCTATTACAGTAGGAAAGTATAGTGCTGCCTTTGCAAATGTTGGTGCAGCCAATGCTACAGTAAAAGGTATTACTATTGGAGCAGGAGAAACTATTATGTTTGATGCTGGAACACTTAATAATACACTAGATGCTATTGCTTATAATGGTACAGGAACAAGTTTGTTGATAACATATATTTCATAACTATGAGCACACAAATTAATTTATCAAAAAGAATTGCTATTCAGAATGAGTGTGTAACACTTACACCTAATGTAAATAGTATTAACTTTGAAGGAAGCGGAATAAATGCTACTACAAGTGGTGATAATGTTACAGTAACTGTACCAGGTTCTTATGGTTCTACTATTTTTTATCTTAATGAAACAGTTGCACAAGCACCGTATAAAGAATTTTCAGCTGTAATAACTACTGCTATAGAACAAATTGTTCCGGCTACAGTTGCTGGTGGTAGTACTGCTACTATTGCAGCTTATCAAACTCC